GCAGACATAACCAAAACCCTGTTGAGAGGTGCAATCATGTCCAAGAAGGACTATATCACGCTGCTCGCCTTACCGATAAACGAACTGTCTAACCCGGCGCACCGCGCCCAGCTCGGCGAGTTCGCCGGCGAGCTAGCGGCGCCATGCGTGGCCGAGGCCTTGATGGCGCTCCTCAGGAGGGCCAAGTAATGGCTATCAACCAAGCACACGCCCTCGAGCACGCAGCCCAGGCCCTCGCCCTGCGCCTACAGCTCAACTACGCAGGCACGCGGATGATCGACCACTACCTCGGCAACGTTACCACCGTAGATCCGCACATCGTCGAAGTGGTCACCCTGGCCAACCAGATCATGCAGCCGCTGTTCGATGCGATCGGCGACGCCGAGATCGAGCACAACCTGCTCACCCACCGCCTCGGGATCTGCCGCACTCAGTTTCGCAACCTTTCCGAGTACGTCCACGCAATCCCGGGGCGAATGCCCACCAGCAAAAACGCGCACCTTCGCGGCGAGCTGCTGGCCTGGCTGCAACAGGAAATTGACGGCGCCCCCACCCTGCCGGGAGGATCTGCACAATGAGCCGGGAATCATCAAGCGGCCTCGAGATCGCCTGCGCACTGCTATTCGCCGCCGCTCTTTGGGGCTTTCGAGCATCACTATTCATCGCACGCGTGGCGCGCAACCTGCGCAACGAGTGGAGCCAACACGACCAACCATCGCAAAGGATTGAGAAAAAATGAGCAATATCAAGACTTACAAAGTAAGCGAGACGTTTGGCGACCGATTTGAAATAACGCTCGAGGTCGACCACGAAAAGCTCACGCCGGAACGCGCCGAACAGCACCTGCGCTTCTGGACTGGCGCTGACGATCAGATTGAAGACGAGGACGGCGACGCTGTGCGCGCCGCTATTCGATCTTTTGGGGTGAATGCCATCTATCAAATGCTCGGCGACCTCGGCGCTCAATTCTCGGGCGGCTGGATCGCGGACAACTGGTCCAAAAAAATCCGCGACAACGAGGGCTACGGCGGCGAGGATGGCACTCCGCACGGCTGGCTTGGCATTAGGATTCTTTCCGCCCAAGCGCAGAGCCCATCCTTTGACGAAGTTGAACTTAAGGAGGTCGCGCAGTGAGCCGAAGCAAACCGAAACTCGACATCACGCTGCCAGGCCCTGGCTACAGCATAACGATCGCCCCCTCGGCCATTTACCCGGAGAGAGTTGTGCGCATCGAGGTCCAAGAAGGCCACGACACCATCGCCATGACCGCAGAGCTACAGCGGAGCCATGCAGTGCTGCTGCATACCTGGCTCAGTGAGTGGCTGGCCGACCCAACCGACCATTTTTGCGGCCTCAAAATTGTCGAGGACTCAAGCCTCAAGCCTGGCGAATTTCGCCTAAGCCCTATCGGCAAGATCCTGGCCGAGTAATGTAACCCGCCCCACAAGCCCGCCACCCGGCGGGCTTTTTTGTTACCGTGCGAGCCTTCACCGAGGAGGAACGCGCAGTGACGCGAACGAACAAGATCATTCTGGCCATCGTGGCAGTGGCCGCCCTGACGACCTACATCAAGTACCCGGCCTGGCAGCTCGAGGAGGCGCACCGCAATTCCGGCGCCGAGGCCTCCTGCTCGCTGAAAAAGCTCGATGGCGTGCAGTGGGCGACGTGCAAGTACGGCGCTGGCGGGAGCATCTGGCTCAAGCAGGGCAACGCATGGCTGGCGGCCAACAGCGAGGCGCAGATCCGCGCCGTGCGCCTGGCCACCCTGCCCAACCGTGGCGGCGCCGCCCTCTACTCCGACGCCAAGGCGAGCGTGCAAGTGCCCGCTGCGATCGCGGCACGCCTCTAAATTGCAGGCACAAAAAAAGCCCCCACCGCCGCGAGGCAGTGGGGGCTTTTTCACTTCTTACCGTCTGGATAAGTCGCCTCGATCGTGCAGCGGTAACTCTGCTGCCGACTGCCGCTGGCGGTCACCTTATCGACTGACCAGCGCCCTTGCATAAAGCTTGGCCACGTCCCATCGAGCACGACCAGGCCCTCGGCAGCCAAGGCCGGATTCCCTGGGCAGTCAATGCGCAACTTGACCGCCTCGCGCTCCATTCGCCGCGATTCTCCCTCACCGGCGGCAATCGCCTCGGCCTCGCCCTGATAGCGCTGGCGCACCTTCTTGAACGGCTCCGAACCCGTCTCGACGATGCACTCTTTGCCCGCAGCACCGTCCCACCATGTGGTTTTGCAGCCGCGAAACTTCACGCGACTGTCATCGTCAATGCTGGCCATGATGAAAGCGCGATCGCCCGGGCGGTTGTCATTCGTCACCGAGAGAGGCACGTCCGCGAGGATCTGCCCCGACAGCGACTTGGTTTGCCCGCGCCTGGCCAATACCCACAGATCGTTGACCTGCTTGGTCACCGCGTCGTGATCCCGCACAATCCGGGTCAGAAACCCCATGTCAGTTTCATTAGACTGATCGATATGCGCGACCTTGATCATGGCCAGCTCAGGCGCCACGCGCGGCGAGAAACCGTGCCTTGACGCAATCTCACGGAACAGAGCGCCCAGCGTGGTAGGCCCATAACTGGCCGATCGCCGCGCCTTAAACCCCGTCTCGTCCTTGACCTTGAACGGCGCCGCCGTGGCCACGATCAGCAGTTGCAGGGGGAACAGGTTAGGCGTGCGTCGAGTGATGACGAATTCGCCCTTGTCGACGAGCCCTGACTCCAGATAGCCCACGCGCAACCCGATCTTACCGTCGACGCTTGGGAGCCCCTCAAGGCCCTCGAGGTCCACCGTCAACTTGAGCGTATCCGACTCAATCCCCGCCGCGTCGGTGTGCTCCCAATCGATCAGGCGCTCATTGAGCAAGGCGGCATTGGCCCCGTAGATCTCCACTGCCGGCGTAAATCCAAGTGACATAAATCCCCCTCAATCCCAGGCCGACACCGGCGCGGCGACACTCGGTCGCGGCTCCAGCTCGGGCAATATCACCCACACACCCGCAGGCAGGGCCGGACCGAACTCAGCGAGCGTCGGATTCAGGCGCCAGAGCGCCTCCTCCGCCGCGTCGTCGGATCGTCCCTGCTCGCGGTACAGCAACAGGTTTGCCGTGTCGCCGGCGACGCTTCGAGCCCTACGCATTGACGAACTCCTGCAATTCGACCGTCCACTCGGTGACCATCGGCGTCCCGTCGTCGATGATGAAACTTTGCTGCTCGGTCACCTTGTCGATTCGCCAGCGGCCCCAATTACGGCCAACGCCGTCGACCAGCGGGAAGGGCACCCGGCGCGCTTGCAGCTCACGCAACTCATTGAGCCGATCGGTAGCCGGGGCATACATCGCCTTGCCACTGATCCGCAGCGTCTCCAGGCCCTGGCCCGTCTGGTGCGACTTGGGCTTGCTCGCGATGATGTCAAGGCTCACCCAGCCACCATCCGACGAGCGCTCGAGGCGCTCATACGCAAAATTCCGCGACAAACCGAAGATGAACCCACCCAACGCCATTTGCTGCCGCATTAACCACCTCCATCTGTCAAAGCAGCGCCTCGCCGCTGGGCGAGCTGGTCAGGCGCCATCATCAAAGGCACGAACTCCCCGCGAAGACGCGACATAACCGTGTCAGCCAGCGCTGTAGTGGTGGCCTGATCCGCGCCGTTGATATGAATAATCGGCGAGAACTGCATTTGCCGATTATCCGCGTTGGTGACGCTCGGAATATCCTTGCTCACCTCGTCTGGCGAGCTCAGGCGGTCCACCAGGGCGCCAAGCTTCTCCCCGAGCCACGAACCCGCCTCGCTGCCGGCAACGCTGCCAGCGAGCCCACCAAGCGCTCCGCCGATTGCCGTACCCACACCCGGAAAAATGAAAGTTCCGATCGTGGCGCCCATCGCAGCACCAGCGTAGCTCCCGGCCAGCGCACCACCCGCAGAGCCAACCGCCGAGCCAACGCCAGGAGCGTCGCCCTCCTGCAAGGCGGTAATGCCCTCGACGGCAGCAGTGGCGATCAGCAGCGGCGCAGCCAGCTTGCCGGCGACCTTGGCCACCTTTGCGGCCTTGGCCGCCCTTCCGAGCTCGGCTATCTTGGCGGCGTCGGCCACCTTCGCGGCCTTACCGCCCAGCGGAGCGGCCGACCCCGCCTTTCCAGCGATATCCCCAACCCCAGCCGCAGCACCACCCAGGCCCGGCGATTTCACGCCCGGACGCCGGCGACGACGCTTACCCTTGCCGCCGGCAACATCGGCAAGGCTCCCGGTCGATCCCATGCGAGCCATTGCAGCATTGAGTCGACCCACGGCGAGATCCGCCGCGATAGCCGTGCGCGACGTAGTGCCATCCAGCTTGGCGCGAGCTAATCCGGCCTTGTTAAACGCCTGGCCAATCAGCAAGCCGGCGAACTTGAGGCCGAGCGCGCCAATCTTGAGCGCTGCCAACCCACCCGCAGCCACAGCAAGCGTGCCTGTGATGCCCGGGAAGGTTTCAGCAAACCAGCTAAATCCGTCCACAACAGCGCCCAGCGGGATCAGTACCGCATTGAGCGCAGGCAACATAGCGTTACCGACGACCGTTGAAAGGCGAGTCAACCTGGCGACAAAGGCATTCAGACCGGTTTTCGAGGTGTTGGCCACCCCGGCTGCCTCCTGCATCATCGACGCGTTTTCACCCATCGCAGACGTGGCGTATTTCGACTTGTCTTTGATGAGCCCGAAGGCCTTCTCAACTTCTGCCAAATTCTGCAACAGCGGCTGAATCGCGCCGATGGACTCAGACCCGAACAACTGCGTGGCCAGCGCCGCCTGATTTTCGAGCGGCTGATCCCTCAGCTCCTCGAGCACCTTCATAATCGTCGCAGGCGCATTGCCCTGCATCTCGACAGCCAGATCCTCAGGGTCAAAGCCCAGCTCTTTCCAGGCCGTGCGCTGACCCTTGGTCGCCGCATCGCCCTTTGTCAAAGCCGCGGTGAAGTTCTTAAACCCGGTACCGGCGATTTCCTTTTCCGTGCCAGGGTTCAAGAAGGCCGCCGAAAGCGCGGCGGTTTCCTCTGGCGTAAGGCCTGACGCCTTGCCCACGGCGCCATAACGCTTCACTACCGACGCAATGTCGGCGGCAGTGGCATTAAAGTTGTTGCCGAGGAAGTTCGTTGCGTCAGCCAGGTCGAGCGTCTGGTCACGATTGAGGGCCATCGAAGCCCGCCAGCCCGCCATGGTTTCGCCGGCGTCCTTGGCGCCGATGTCGAACGCCGAGGCCATAATCGCCGCGTCCCGGGTAAACTCCATTACGGCGGCCTGCTTGCCGGCGGAGTCCACAGTGCCATCAGCGTTCTTTTTGTCGTTACCAATACCCGACTGGCCCGCCGCGTACTGAATCTGCGCCAGATCCACACCAGTGATGCCGCCCGAGGCGATCAACCGATCGCTGGCCAGCTTGAGGTTGGCCGAGGCCATCTGTTGCCGCTGATCGCCGGAAAAGTCGATGACCTTGCCCACGTCGGCCATGGCCGTTTCCAGCTCCATGGCATGCTTGATAGGCCTACTCGCCAAGTAGCCCACGGCAGCCGTCTCGACAATCTGCCCGCGCAGCTCGCCCCGAGCAGCCCGGTTGCCATCGATTCTCCCCTGCTTTGCATTGATCGCATCGAGCCTTGCCCGCTGCGCCGCCAACGCCGCGTTAGCCGAGTCCGTGGAGCGCTTGAGCCGCAATTGCTCCACGGCCAACTTGCCGGTATCGACGCCGGCATCTGTCAGCGATTTGCCGAGGCGCATCAGCTCCTCACGCTCGCGGCGCTGGGCGCGCTCCAGGGACTTAACCCCTATCGTCGCCCGGTCTTGCTGCGTGTCGAGCCGTTTCGAGGCGCGCGTAACCGCGTCCAGCTCCTGCCCGAGCCGCTTCTGCTCTGCCCGGGCCAACGCAATATCGACCGCCGAGGATTCCGTCGCAGACTCTAGGGCCTTTGTAACCACCACAGCCTTGCCGTAGGCCGTGGCCAGCTCTGCCGCACGGGTGCTGGCCACGCTCTGCTCACGGGTCAACCGCGCCTGCTCTGCACGGGCACTGGTCAGCGACTTCTCGGTCTTTTTCACATCAGCATCGAGCTTCGCGAAACCGGCCATATCCTTGGCCTGAGCATTGAGCCTCTTGAGCTCCGCCTGCTGCTCTTTAAGCGCCTCCTGCAACTTTCCGGCCTTCTTGCCCATGTCGCCGAAAGTGCTCGAGTAAGCATCAACCGCCGCGAGCTTGAGCGAATATTTGCCCTCAGACATGCCGCGTCACTCCTTTTTAGCCCCGAGACGCTTGAGCGCTATGTCATAGCGCCTCAACGCCTTACCGGCATCCCATTCCAGAATCTCCGCCTCGGTCACCGAGTAAACGAGCGGCACAACGTCGAGAATTACTTCGATATCGCGTTCCGAAAAAAGGCCGCCGGCTTGTTTAAAAAATCGTCGATACGCTCCTGTAGTTGGGTCCAGTCAGGAACGCTCAACAGCGCAAGGTCGGGGATCATCAGGCCGGTGCAATGGGCGGTAATGAACTCGGCGCGCTCTTTCGGCGTCTTGAGCTTTTTCATTGTCTTGGTGGCCATCAGAGCCGGCATTTGAAGGCTCAACGAGGTGACTTGCGCGCCTGCGACATTGAGCGGGAACAGCAAATGCACCTCGTCGAGATTCTCCGGATCTGCCGAACCGGCGGACTCGGCGCGAGAATCACCCTCGAGCTCCGCATCACTAGCGGCGTTGGCCAGGAAATACGAGGCCGGGCGGGTCGACATATCATGCACGTACTGCGCAATTGTCACGTAATCCGGGCGCATAAGCCGATCCAGCACCTTGCCAGGCAAGCCGGTGGCCAACTTGGCCAACTCGAAAAACTGGTCATCTTCATCGCTGCCGGCCTTGGCGAGCGCGTCTTTCTGTGCAGCGTAATACAACGGTTTGAGCTGGATATGCTCGATCAACTGATCGTCTTCTCCGGTAATCGGGCACAACAAGAGGTGAACAGGCGGAGTCCAAGACATTGGGCAATTCCTTAAAGGCACAAAAAAGCCGCCCGTGGGGCGGCGATCAAAATTTAGGAGTCAGAACCGATTAGGGCATCAAAACCGCGCGGCGGGCAGAGCCCAGGATGTCCACGCCGTTCATGAAGAACTTTTGCGTGCGAACATCGATATCAATAACCGGGAAACCATTTTCCAGGCGATTGTAAGTTCGGCAGGCGATTTCGAGCACGGTAACTGGCTTATCCCCCATCTTGAGGGTTTTCTCCTCGAGCGATTTCATCTTTCCGCCCACGGTGTGATAGGTGAAATAGGTTTTTCCGTCCTGATCCTGGCCACCCTCGCGCACGTTGAGCAGGATGTCGTCGCCGAGCTTTACGCCCAGCGCGAGCATGATCGGCAAACCAACACCTTGCAGTGTGATCTTACTGGTAAGCACCTTGCCGCCCTTCGCCATTTCCTCGGCGATAAAGCGGCCACCGCGCATTTCTTCCATATCGAATTCGATCTTTGGCGGATCGAACTCCTCGACTGTAGCGGACAGCGGGAGGCCTTGCAGGGTGGCCGCAATGGCCTGTCTTACGCGGTTGGTAAACATCAGAGAACGTCCTCCAGAAATTGTTCGATAATCGCGTCGCTGGCGTTGAGCTGATAAACCATGTGCTCGTTTGGCGCGTAGCGACCGTATTCAATGACGATGAACCACGTCCCGTTTTTGTACTTCTCGACGCTGTTCAAGTCAGGGTGCAGATAGACCTTACCGCCCGGGATCGTCTCGTCGGCGACCAGCGTTTGCAGCCAGTCGTCAATGCGCTTGACCTCCTGATCCATGAACGATTTGGTCAGGTTTTTAGCCATGGCCTTTTGGCCAGCCTTAACCAACTTGCGGCTGATAGCGTCCTCGAGGCCGACGTAGCTGATGAACTTGCCGGTAATCGAGCGGTTACCGATCAGCGAGAACCCGCCGAGAATGGTCCGCGCGTAGTAACAAACGCCGTAGCGGTTGAGCAGATCACCCTCGGTCGACTTGTCGAGGATGTTGTATTCAACCGTGCGCGACACGTCCTCGGCGAAAGTGACCTGATTGCCCGGGCTTTCCCACTGCTTGACCGCAGCCAGGGCGCCAATGGCCAGGGTCGACGGCGGAAGGAACACGTTACCCTTGGCCGCCTTCGAGTAAACCGCCGGCATCTGGTGAATCACCAAACAACGATCAAAACCCAGCTCAGCGCCGCCCAGCTCGCCGCTGTAGGTGACTTGGCCCGCTACAGGTACATCCTTGCCGTCGAGCACTACACGCGCCTTCACGCGCTTGCCGAAGGCTGCGAACTCACCCGCCAGCGCCTTGGTGCCGGTAAAACCCGGGGCGCCGATAATCGTCAGATCCTCGGGAACGTCAGACAGGGCCATCAGGCCGGTTTTCTGGCCCGAAGTCGGATCAATTCCGCCCATGACGTTGTTGATCGTGTCGGCAGGCGTCAAACCCTCCGGAACGATCACAACGTAGATCGGCACCTTAACTACCTTGAGGATCTGATAGACCGCATGGAACAGCGAGCCCGCCTCGGCGCCGGTCGGATCAAGCAACGCCTGGCCGGCAAAGTTGTTGATACGGATCGCAGAGTTACGCGGCAGATCGACAGACGCATTCGGCGCCGTGCCCACCAGGCCGATCACGTTATCGCCCAAACCACCCATTGCCTCGGGCGATTCCGTGGCGTTGATCGTGATGCCGTTATGCTCGAAATTGAGAACCTCAGCCATTATTTGGCCTCCGCGCTGGTGGCCTTAGCCTTGGTAGATTTTTCGGCGGCCTGAGCCGCCTCGAGGTCACTGGTCAGCGCAAGGCGGCCAGCGGTACGCAGGGCGGATGCCTGCACGTCCAGCAGCTCGAGCTTTTCGCCGACTACGGACCAATGCCCGCCACCTTTCGGAAACGGGATAAGCACGGTGTAACTTTGACGGGTCGCCATTTTCAGCAGCTCCAGGCACAAAAAAGCCGCATGGCGGCCTTCTGAGGGGTGTTTTGAGAAAGGGTTAAATGGATTTCCAGGGGTTTAGCTTGAAGGTCATCCCCTTGGCCGGCTCACCGGCGGCCAACGCATGCTCGGGCTTGATCTTGAAGCCCAGACGCAGCACAAAAGCCCGCTCGCCGGTCAATTGCCAGACGCAATACAGGCCGTACCAACGAGCCAGACCACCAGGGCGACGCGCACTGACGAACTGCCAGCCCGCTTGCCCGGGCTTGTCCTCGACCAGGGCGGCGCCAAGATGCTCAATCAGGCACTCGCCCACCGGGCAACTAAAAACGGGCAAAAGACGCATGTTATTGACCGGGTTGCGCAGGGCCGCCCACCACCAGCGGGCAAGCCAACTGGTCACAGGGAGCGAGCCGATCGGCAAACCGAGACGCCGCAGCAACGGGAGCAAACCAAACAACACCAGGGCGTCACAGTTATCGGCCCACCAGTTGCGCTTATCGCCATCGAGACCATCGAAGTCATTGCCAAAGAGCCAGGCCCAGCGGCGCAGGTTGACGATAGGGCGACCATCACTCAGCGACACCCCGGCGACCGGGAACAGCGCCGCCAGAGCAACCACAGGAAGCCCCAGCACGATCAGCACCAGGCGCAACACGACCAGGCCCAACCATTGCAACCCGGCAAAAACAAACGCGCACAACCAGGCCGCGCTATTGAAAGCGTTTTTCATCGTTGAACTTCCAGAAGGAAAAGCGGAAAAGAAAACGCCCCGTCAGTGCGGGGCGCTATTGGACTTGATCAGCGAGCCAGTCCGGCTCTTTTGGGCGCCGGTCTGCACTTGGAAACCCTTCTACGGTCGGCCAATCCCTCAAGGCCTGCCTGTACCTCAATAGCTCCGAAAATTGCTCAGGCGTAATCATGGTTTCCTGGGCCATATCCATTTCGTCACGATGGCGGGCCACTATCCACTCACTGCTGGATATCACCCCGTCTCGCCAGCGCCGCGCCTTTTCGGCCAGCTCCTCGGCGGTTGGGAGCAAGGCCGGTGCTGCAACCGGCATCCCGTCTTCATCCGGGACAACTCGGCCACCTTCCTCCCGGACTCGCAACATCCGCTCGTATACCTCGCTAGACACCTCAAGGGCATCATCAGGCATCGAGCAATCATCGCTGCCAAGCTCGCCACTGATATCAGACCGATAAAAGGCAGTCACTGATGGACTGAAATAAAATTTCATGCGCTACCTTCCTATTGCAAGTACACGAAAACGACCTTCGGGCGAGAAATTCCCCCCGGCGCTGATCACAAAGCGATCTTTGTTGACGTCGCCAACGCAAAGGCCGCTGTTATTTGCATAACTTCCTGCTGTAGCGCTGGTAAGGGAAGGGAAAACGCCAAGACACTCATTTGGAAAGGACACAGGGAAGTAGCGAACGTCACCCGCGTGCAGGCTTTCTGTTACATCAAACACCTGCTGTATCCAGCCGTTTGGGAGTTTCAGGGTTCCGGTACCATTTGAACTCGAAACAGTCGCGTTTGAAGACGTCCATAACAGATCGCTTGTGGCCCAACGAATCGGGCCAGCTCCAGGTAGCGCCGTTCTAACCTGCGCCACACCATTAGCAGCACTGATACATACCGCACCCTTTGTACCGTCATGACGTACCCAGTCCACCCCATCCCAATAGCAGTTTTGAGCAACAGTTGATTCTAAAGGGGACGACAGGAACGCATAGGTTCCACCATGAATATCAATGCTTTCACCTGGCAGCGGGTTGTTATTGCGAATCGCGTCACCGATCCCATATCCGGCCAGAGAGTTTGCCTTGTTGGCCTTGCCATTCAGCCTGTAATCAACATCGACGACGCGGTATGCATCCGTAATACCGTAACCGGCCAGCGTCGTGGCATGTTCGGCCTTCTTGGCCAACTCATTGACCATGGTGGTAGCAAAGTTCGGATCGTTCCCCAGCGCCCTTGCCAGCTCGTTCAACGTGTCCAATGCGCCCGGCGATGAATCGACCAGTTTGGCGATGGCCGCAGCAACAAAAGCGGTGTTGGCGGCCTGGAGCGAGTTGGTTCCCGGCGCAGCAGTAGGCACCGTAGGAATGCCCGTCAGCGCCGGGCTGTTCAAGGGGGCCTTAGTCGCTAACGAGGCGGTTACTGTGGTTGCGTAGGTATTGATCGCCGCCGAGACGAACGCACAATTTGCAACCTCGCCGTAATTGCTACCAGGGGGCGCTGTCGGCGCTGTCGGCACCCCAGTCAAGGCAGGGCTATCCAAGTTGGCTTTCAAGGCAGGATTAAAGTTCCCATCGTGATAAACGTGCCTCATCACATACGAACCGTCACCAAGGACTCGGCGGAAAGCTAAAATATCGCCACCGCCGCCTATGTGACCGAAAATATCGAATGCAGTATTTCCACCCGGCCATTTCATCCGCAGAAATAAACCATTGCTCGAGGTTGGCGGTTTATCGGTAGTTGCGGGTATGTAGGTTCCCAAAGTGGTTACTGGTATGTCGGCGATGGCTCCCACAACGCCAGATTGCGGCGTGGAAGTAAGGCCGTCCGTGATGCCATTACTTGCGAGTGTCGTGGGATTAGTACCGCCGATAACTCTGCCGTACTTATCCACGGTTACAACACGATAAGCCCCCGCACTGACACCCGTTCGCCCGACCATCATTTCAAAAACTAGCGGCGTTACACCAAGAACTATTGGCGCATCTGTGACTAACTGCCAGACGCTATCACCATTTACAGTACCAACTTCAACACTTACAAATAGGCCCGGCGTAACATCAAGGCCGCTATCAGCGTCGACCGCACGCTCCCACAAACCATTGGTAACAACATAAATCCCGTTGTCCTTAGCCGCGCTTTGATTTGCGACCAAAACGCGATCGCCAGCCACAACCGCAACGCCGTCAATCTGCTGCGCTCCGAACCGAGAAATATTCGCGGTAGTGGCTGCCCGAACCGACTGCTTACCATCGAGCTTGGCCAACTCATCAGCCACATAGCTAATCACCCAGGCCCGAGTGGCCTTTACGATCGTGTCGTCGATCATTAGGGTTACTTGCGACGCATTGCTCGTCTCGAAAATGGCCCGGATATAGAACTCTTTACCCGAACCCGACGTAGCAAGCACAGGCTTGAACGATTCCGGATATTTGACGATGGCGTACAAAATGCCTGTATCGGTCCAGATCCCGGCCTCGCGCACATAAAAACCGCCAACCTCAGGCGGAATCGTTACCTCCGCCAGCAGCCAGCTCGGGTTTTTATCATCCTGGAACAGCGCATTCAGCGGACCACGCCAAACCTCGCGCTTTAGAGCCGTCGCGGTTGCCGCCGGGTTGTAAACCGCTCCGTTTCCATCACCTACCGAGATTTGCGTTAGCTTGATTGGCACACCCGCAGCTTTGCAGGCGTTTTCGTGAGCGATCCCCGCATTCGTAAGCAGAGTGTAGTAATCAGACATTTAGGACCCCAAAGGAGAAATAGTGGTTGTCTCAACGACGTACAGGCCAGCACCCCGGAAAGCACTTCCGGTCGCCTCGAGCCCCTCGATAGTGATTGGATAGATAGTGGTCAGCTCACCGCAGACAGTGGCCGCGCCAATGTAGTGAGTACCCGACGCACTCAACCCAACCGATACAAACAACGTGTCGCGCTCGCTTTTAGCGTCTGCGAGGCGCCTATCGAGGCGCGCGTCGATTTCCGGGCTGTACGGCAGCAGCGAAAAGGCGCGCACGGTGAAACTGTAAGGTGCTCCAAGCGGAGCCTGCTCAAACCAAGCCCGGATATCGGGAACCAATTGCAAGCCTTTCACAGCACTTTCCAAGGCCTTGCGCGTTCCCGCCTGGCGCTTGGTTGGCCAGGCAAGGGCCACAGTCAGACGCTTTTCAGCTTCCGGCGCCTCGGAGCTCCACTCGCTGACGCCGCGATCGGCGCCGAGATAAGGCAGGAATTCAACTGGCGTTGCGTGTGGGTCCATCAGATCCGGAAAAGGCGGCGCGATACGATCCAGCAGATTCCCGAAACCGAGATCGAGCGCTCTTTCAAGAGCCGAGCTGTTGGCTGGCAAAAGACTGTAGCGAGGCGATTCGTCACTCATAAAGTGCGCACCTCTACCTCTATCCCCGTGCAATACGGGGCCTCAGAGGCCGTTGTCGCGATAGGCGCCAACGGCTCGAGGATTTCGAGCTGCACGGCGCCGGAAGCGTGCAGGGTGTAATCGATCCAGCTCGGATCTACACGGCCCTCGAGGTGATGACAAGAGTCTGCATAGGCCTGCAACTGTTTTTCAGCCGCGATCTTTGTCAGGCCCGAATCAGGCCCCGCGTTGATCTTGGCCACCACCCGGATCTTGTAGCGCTTAATTTTCGCGCTCTGCACGGTGACGAGATCCGTCTCCGGCTTCACGTCATCCCGGGCGAAATGCTTACGAACCGCCGCGAGCAGATCCGCAGACGCGGTGCCATCGCCCGAGCGCGAGAGCACCGTAACCAACACACTGCCCGGGGCCGTTCGGCGCCCGTTGCCGTCCTTCACCTGGGCGGCAAAGCCGTCAGGGTCAAACGTATAAGTGACCGACACCACGCCCGAGCTCAGCGGCTCGACCTTCACGATAGGCCGCTCACCGAGGGTCAGCACCTCCCGGCGGTACTGCATGCGCGACCCCGCCGCCGGCGCATGCGGGGCCAGGTAGTAACGCAGCCTGGCGTCATCGTCGCTCTCATAGATCGGCTCGACCGGGGGAAACGCGGCAAGATCTCCGGCGACCAGCAGTTGCCGCTCGAGGCCCATGTCCGCGAGGCGGGCATCGAGGTTGCTGCCAGTTGCCCACCACGCAAGCATCTGCTTGATGCGGGCGTTGTACTTGCGTTCGTGGGTCTGCAACCGCACACAGAAGGCCTCAAGGGCCAGCGTCAGCAGCTCGCTTTCGTTTTCCAGGCTGGTTTTCAGCTTTGCCGCGTTTTCCGGCGATCTGAGCGCAACGTAATCAATCACGAACGCTTTGAACTCGGCGAGCAGCGCCTCAAACTCCTCGACGGTGACGACTGCCGGCTCGGCCAACTGATTTTGACCGGGTATCAACATGCTCATGCCACCACCTCGAACGACTCTTTGCGGTTTTTCCAAGTGCCGGCGAACCGCAGCAGCAGCCCAGCACCTCGGCGACTGGCGACGATCACATCCGGCTCAAAATCGCCGATACCGTTCGCCTCGTTATAGAACGCTTCTGCCGCATGGCTCTGCGCGAGGATCAACAAGTCGTCGCCGACCGTTTTGCCCAGCAACTCCGGCAACAGCGACCCGTACAGAGGGCGCTTTTGCCGCGTGCCGATCGGCGTAGTCAGCGCCCGGGTTGCGCGCTGCACGAATTGCAGCCAGTCGTCGACCGCTGCCCCGGTATCTCTGTCGATGCCAATCATGGGAGGCCTATACCTTGCTGATAAGGCGCCCTTGGTGGTCCACCAGAGGCCCGAGGAAGTGGAAGCCCGCCGCATCGATCCGGAAACCGACCTCGCCGAGTTTCAGCTCGATAGCCTGGGGGGCCATCGAAAAACTGGCCTCTCCGACCGAAAGCTCGACCCCTTCCCGGGAGCCCTTAAACGCCGTCTGGCCGTTTTTCCAGTCCAGGGTGTGGGATTCATCGTCGTAGCTGCTTTCCGTGCCGTCCTTGTGGGTCCTGCGCGTCAGCGTGGCCACAGTCGAGGCCGGGGGAAACTGCGAGGTGTTCAAACCGAACAGCGCGACCGACTGCCCGCCGCTTTCGCCACCGCCGTAATTGAGCAACAAACACTGCTCACCCACCGAAGGGATGCGGGATTCGCTCTGCTCGCCGGCGCTCGGGTTGAAAAACTTGATCGCCGGGGTCATCAGATCCCCGTGTGAAACGTTGCAAGTGTTGGTCGCCGGATCGACCGCACTGCACACTCCGATTCTACAAAACCCATCAGAACGGCGGCGCAGATCCTCGATACCCGTTTCCAGCTCGAGCAACATGTCGACGATCGGGCCGAGCCGCATACGCAGCAATGCGTCAAACATCGAAAACCTCCTTGAAGTCTTCCGGCAAGCCAGACCCCGTACCGACAACGATCTCCCAACTTCGCCCAGCCGGGGAGATCACAGGATCATCGAGCAGCGGCTGCCCGATATAGATCGTCTGCGTGAACGTGGCGGCCCAGGCGTTGTACCCAGATTCACCAGTGGAGAACATCGACGGCACGGCCTCGACGTTGCGGGGAATATCACACTGAGCACCTGGCAGGCCCCATCGGTTATCCGTGGCGAGATCCTTGAGCAAGCTGGCCAGGTTGACGGCCTCAAGTGGGGAGTGAGCCCTCCACCTGGCCACCACACCGTGCAGGGAGATCGTTAGATCGTGAGCCGCGCGGCCATCGCTGGCCCGACGCCCATGGCCGTTGCGCTCGATCTCGATCAACACCGTGGCGTCACCGACAACCCCGGAAAAGTCGTCGTAATTCCCCACGTCAACGCCAAGATCTGCCGCCAGAATGGCGTCACCAATGGCAAAAAATAGATCAGACGGCTTATCGAGCACTCTCGAGGACATGGCGCGCCTCCTGTTCAAACAACTCAACGAACCGCACTTGCGCACGCTTTTCCCAACGCTCGAGCACGCTCAGCGCTGGCCCCTCCCAATCCTCCCTAACCAGCTCGATCGGCAGGCGCTCCCGGCCCTTGCGAACCCACACCATCGATGCACCGTTTTTCGGATTGGCGATAAATGCGTCTTCATAGTTCCGATGGCCAACCGACACCCCCGTCGACGTTTCCTTGGGCTTGCCCAGGTAGTGAACGGCGATCGGCTTTAAGCCGACCCAAACTTTCACCTCCTTTCCTGACGCCCGGGTAAACACGTCATACCGATGTCGCAAAGGGCTTTGCGTGATCCGCAGCTCTTTGGCGATCTCCCGGGTGCTGTGCGTGCGCAGCCAGTTGGCCGTTTTGCGCAGCGCCCGAGCCGCAGCGAGGTCGAGATCCTTACGCAACCGATTAAGGATCTCGGGCACCGCCGCGAAGCCCGCCGACATATCAAGATTTAGTTGGAAGCCAGCCATGCGATTTTCCGTCTGAGGCACGGGCCTCGCGGTCACCGTATGGCACCAGTGTCAGCAGCGTGCGCAACCGGCCGAGAGGCTCGTCGTCAACAATCGAATACTCAGCATCATCCGCCACCAACTTGGTGCCGGGCAGATCCGCCGGCACCTCGTCGTTTGGCAACTGCAAAAACCGCTGATTTGGCCTGGCCTTGACCTGCGACGCCGTCTTAACGGTGCCGGCGCGCTGAATACGACCGCTGGCCACCGGCGCACCCCACATGCCGTTGACCGAGCGAGGCGCCTGGCCAGGCTCGATCAGGTCAACGGTGCAACCGAATTCGTCAGGGTCGAAAAAGCTATCGAAGTCATCGTCTCCGATCATTTCGCCGCCTTAGCGGCAGCCTTTTTCGCCTTTTCCAGCTCGGCCACTTCCTCGACCAGCTTGGCCTTGCCTTGTTCCAGGGCCTCGAGCTCGCTGGCCAGCTCTTCCTTGCTTTGTTCCAGGGCCTCGAGCTCGCCCGTCAGCTCCTGCTTGGAGCCCTGCAATTGACCTACTTCCTCGGCCAACCGGCCCTTGGTCAAGCCCAGCGCGAGGACTTCACCCTCGAGCGTCTTACTTTGCTCCTCCAGCGAGGCGAGTTCGGTTTGCACCGCAGACAATGCAGAAGACGCATCGATACCCCCTTGCGCGGCGCCGCCGCGATACTTCGCGATTTCTTCGTCGGTCGCATCGCGAGCCGTTGCCGGCAACATTGCCGAACGCTCTGCGCGCGTCACTTCCAGCGGCGTTCCTACTTTGAGCAGCGTGCCCTTGTGCCAAATCTCACTCAGGACGATGACCAGATAGCTCAATACGAGATCCATGAACGGACTCCATAATCAGAATGAAAAGGGGGCGTAGCCCCCTCCCAGTGCGCCAGGGCCTGCTTACGCGGGCTTTTTCTTGCTCACACAGAACGACGACAGGTTGCGGAAACCGGCGTCGCAGTCTTGGAACACGCGCACGATCAGGCCATCGCTGCCAGCCAGCGCGTAAGGGTCAGGCTTGAGATCCAGCGCGCCCCACATCGCGATCATTGCTTGCGACCAGTCACCATGCACCCAGGTATCCGCCGGCACTTGGTTCGAGGCCATAGCGCCGTAACCGTTGATCTGGTTATCGCGCCAGATCTTGGTGCTGTCGGAGCCGTCCGGATCTTCCTTGGTCTTTTTGGCGTAGCCACGCTGCACAACGCTGGTCAGGTACTTCATGGCGCTTACATCAGCGTTGAAGGTGGCCACCTTGGTTTCCATGTCCACCAGATCGCCGAACTTGATACCGCTCGCCAGGTACTCGAGGCCAGGCACGCCGGGCTGATTGAGCAGGCCCAGCGGTTGCGAGTCCTGGCCGGTGCCGATCAGCATTGCCAGATCGAGCGCAACGGCAATGCCGTTGATCAGGTCTTGAACGATCAGGTTTTCGACGCTCATCGAGGACTGTTTGCGCAGCTTGCGCGATACCGGGATAGCACCGGCGATCGTCTTCGGTTTCAGGCCGAGGGTGGTCAGGTCCATGCTCGACAACGGCACGTTCGCGTTTTCAGCGATCCACGAGAAGTTCGCACCGCCGACCTTTTTCGGGATGTCTACATCGCCTTGCAGGCCGGAGAGCACCTTGGCCCCGAGCGCGATCATCACCGCCTTGTTGCGCAGCATGTCGACAAACAGGTCGGTACGCAGGTCGGTAGAGATCAGCTCTTTACCGCTGCCAGCAGCAGTGGACATGCCACGCGCGGCCAACAGATCGTGCGGCACATAGATGCCGCGCGCTTCCTTGCCCATGGCATCGCCGATTGCGATCGACACCTCACGCTCGAAGCCGGCGTCTTTCCAGTCACCAGTGGCCGCAGCGTTCAGGGCACGAATCAACGAGTAGCGATTCACTTCCTCGTTGTTCAGGCCCATGCCACGGGCAGACACGTCGATCTTGAATTGCGGCAGATCGCCCTTCGCACGGCCCTGAGGCGCCGGCGCGGTAACCACTGGGTTCATGCCGTCGAGAATCTTGGCGCGAACCGCCTCAACGCTCAGGCCCTCATTCAGCCATGGCAGCGCTTGTTCTTGCATGCCGTGACGCCCGCACAGCGTCAGGATGTCGGTTGCACGTTGGTTTGCAGCGGCTTCGATCGAGGCCGCGTCGGGTACAGCAATGTTTTCAGGAGGCATCAGATTTCCTCGAACGGGTGTGTCCGGTTTTTCAATTTCAGGAAGGGAGCGGCCTACACCGACGGTCGGGTCAGCCGGGATAGAAACGCTCGAAACCTCGTAGGGCTCCCAGCGCGTGACGCGGTAGTACTTGACATCGCCCTCAGTGCGCTCGAGGACCATTTCGATAGGGTCATAGCCCACCGAAATGTTCTGGCGAATACCGTCTTTGATGTCCTGCCAGATCTCCTCGGCGCCGGGATTCTTCGAGAGCCGAACCCGGGCGCGCAGCTTCTTGTCGTCATCGAGCCAGGCATCCTCGATCACGCCGATTTGCGTCCAGCGATCGTGCATGTCGAGGAACGGCGCGCCGGACTTGAGCCGAGCCAGGTTCACCGAGGCAGACGAGTGATCGAGGATCTCCATGCCGAACCAACGGCGGACGGGGAACTCGCTCGAGACGGCTACCTCAACGGTGCGCTTCTCTTCGTCCAGGGTGGACAGGTCGACCAGCATCGAGCGATGCAGGGGCTTACCTTCCAACTGGCGCAACAAAATCTCCGGCGACGCGTCGGTCTCCGGATTTTTCGGCTTTGGCATTATTTTTCCTCGGTGTTTGGAGCCGGCGCCGCAGCACCGAGCAGGTTCAGCGAGCGCAAGTGCTCCTCCTCCCGGGCCATTTCCGCGAATACTTCATCGGGATCACGACCGCTTTGGCGGATGTACTCACTTCGCGTTTTCGTGCGATTGCCGATCGACTCGGTGGCCGATTTGGAGTCTTTGCTCGGGTCCACCCAATCCCAGCCACGCGGAGCCCACTCGATTTCCTTGTAGAGATCGAAGTCGCGCGGCGACAGCTTCAGGCGGCCCGAGAGCAGCGCCATTTCTAGCCATGCTTGGCCGACAAAATTCATCAGCTCGCTAATGACGAATTGCTGCGTGACCTTGTAGAAGTCGCGCTCGTCCAGCTCGCCGGCGCGCAGCGCGGAGAAGTTCACGCCCTCGAGATCCTGCGCGAGCTTGTTGTAGCCAGGCCCCAGGCCCGCAGCGATACCGCGCAAGCCCGCCTTGGTGAAAGGCGCGAAGTTCGTCGACGGGTGGTTGTTGTTGAAGGCCTTCCAAGTCACGCCATAGGGCAAAAGCTTGTTGGTACCCGCCTCGACCACCTCCTCGATCTCGGCGTCGGCCTCGTCATCAGACGGCGGATCAATAAACTCCGCGTTCTGCTCATAGACGCCGGTGATCTTGGCGCCCTGCTCCGCCGCAACCATTTCAGAGTTTCGGTATTCGCCGAGGTGATGCAGCTCGAGGGCCGAGGCATGCGTCCACGTAAAGCCGCGCGACTGGTGCGGCCGCCACGGGTCGAATGTGTGACGGAGCTCCTCGACAGGAATGCGCTGATATTTCTCCTCGGGCGGCCCGCGAAACACATCGCCAGGGTGGTCACGCAACAGCCAGTAGGCGACAGGCGCCTCCCACTCATCACGCTCGACCCCCATCCGAATCCGGTTGCCGTTGCTCAGCAGCTCATTCAGATTCACGTCAAGGCGATCGGCCTCGAGGATCTGCACGGCAAAGCGGTGTTTGTTTCCAAACCCCTTAACGATCCTGACCAGCACCTCACCATCACGGGCGAGAGTCTCGACCCACAGGTTTTGGAACGTGGTAAACGAGTAACTGCGCGTAACGTCGCAGTTTCCCCGCTGGCACCACTCCCAATACTCGGCCTCGATCTTTTTCCGCGTTTCCCGATCGGGCTCGCCGGCGGCGTCTACCGCCTTCGACATGAGCCCGATCCCGAAGGGACCAATGACGTTTTGCTTTAGCAGCCGGTAAAACCGCTTTGCGTAGCCGTTGTTTATCGACTGCTCGCGCGCCCGGGCGGTCAGCGTCGCGTGATCCGCATAAACCAACTGATTAGCATCAGCCGTCGACAGGCGCCGCGACCAGCTTTGAGTCAGCCGTGAATTTCTGGCCATCTGGAAGTTACGGGCCGCGCTGACTTGCGCGGCCCTGCCCGGATCGTCGGGCAGCGTTGGTTCTGCACGCTCAGGCGCAGGCGCCCGGGCGGCGCGTCTGAATAGGCGCATGCCTTACATCCTCGTTTTAACGACCCTCCCGAACGGAGAGCCCGGGCGTTGCTCGGCACGGGCCTCCCGTGCGTAACGCACACGCAAGGCCTCAAGCCGCTCGATCGGAATCCGATCAAGCCGCATGCCGTCGATTTCGTAGCTCTGCTGATCCTTCGGGATTCGCTTCTCGAGGGCCGCCTCAACGAGATCGAGCATTCGCCGGGCATGGCTGCGAACATCCGCACCGGCAAGCCCCTGCCAGTTCGCAACAACCGTTGTTTCGCCGAACCCCAAGGTTTTGCGCTCGTCGCCGCGCGTCACGTAACAGGCCCAGCGGTAGAGCCCTGCCGGGTACTCCGCCGTCACCGAGGCCGGAAGCTCGACCTGATAAGGCGAGCCGGGAGAGGCTTTTACGTCGAACTGCCCAGGCCCCCGGAATGCGTAACTGAGCTCCCAGCCGGCAGACGACGGATAGGCAGCCGCATCCCGCGCCCAGGCAACAGAGTCGCCAGCGTTTAGCGTTTTTGGTTCCACTTGAGGGCTACCTCTTGTTGACTTTGAATCGCGGGCGCTTGGCCGGCGGAGCCGGTGCGGGTTGCACATCGGCCACAGGCGCCTCAGAAACCGAGGGCGCCGGCACGGCGACAGGATCTACAGGATTTGCGTCAGGCTCTCCCTTGATCGCAACCTTGAGCTGTGCCAGCGTCAAAGCCCCCGCCTTGAGCCGCTGCAACCGATCGCGCAGAGCCATGACGTACTGCATCGCCTCACAGTCGAGGTAGTGGTTTTCTCCGACCTGGGCGAAACGTCCCTCGGCCTCCCGCCACTCCTCGCCTACCAACTGCTTGCAGTAGTCGTCGGTCACTTGCTGGTGAACGATCCACCAACCTGGCCGAGTATCTGGCCGGCCAAATCGGCTATGAACCCAGCGCTTGGCCAACGGCGAGTCGAATGCCCAACGGGCATCCCCGCGCTTGCGAACCTTGCCCTGTTTGCTGACCTCAACGAGCTCCTTTTTGAAAGGCTTTTCCAAGCGGTCACGACCGCGCAACGCGACCGCCTTACCCTTGTGCTCGTTGATAAAGCGGTAAACCTGATCGTCCCGGTAACCGATATCGATACCCGTTTGGTCGATCGTGTAGCCGCCGTATTCCGTGTCTATCAGCTCGCCCAGGCTATCCCACACTTCATCCTGATCGGTATCGCCCCATAACTCGCCATGCTCCACCAGTGCCGAAGCGAGCCCGGCGTACCACGCGCGAATGACATAAACGAGGCGGTTTTTCTGCACGTCGATCGTGCAATACATCTTGCGAGGCGCGAGCAGGATCTCGCCCTCTGCATAGCCGTAACGCATGCCCTTGATCTCCTCCCAGCTCGGCGCGTCGCCCGCCTCGGCGTAGCACTCCCCGAAGCCGGTGTTTAGTACGCCTTGCAATGTGGCCGGATCGCCCGAGATTTGGGCACCCAGCAGCTTTTTGGCGAGGAAGCCATACGACTTTTTAGCCGCGAAGCTGCACATGCCCGAGATCCAGATCGAGTAATGCGTAAAGCCCGCAGTCTCGGCGATGCCTACAATCTGGCCCTTTTTACTGACTGACTCGCCGGGGGCCACTGCAATACCCCGGGCATTCATCCAGGGGCGCCACTTGTCCTCGATCATGCAGCCCGTGTTAGGGCAGACAAGTCGGGCGTGCTGTTCGGCCTCGTCCGGCGTGCATTCCTCCGCAGAACCCTTGCCGGGCCACCACAGAAGGTCACTCCACGGAATGAAGTACTTCCCGCACTCAGGGCACGGGACCGCCCATTCATGGCGCGTTCCGGACTGCCACAACTGCCAGACCTTCGACCGAATTGCAGTAGCCTTGCCCTTCTGCCAGTGCCACAGGCCGGTGCCCTCATGTGGTCGCTTGGTGACCTTGCCGGCGGTTGGCGTCGCGGTGTAGCCGACCTTCGAATCGACGTAGGCGTCGCCCCGGGCTTCGATGATCTCGGTTGTGTCGCCCTCGCTGGTGTTGACGATACGGTCAACTTCATCAACGAGGATCAACCCGGCGGAGTCAGCAGCCAGCTCAGTAGGCGAGCCCGCCCAGGCAAAGCGCAGCTTGGTTCCGGCGAGCCACTTCACGAACGTCGTCGACCGGCCAACATCGAGCTTTTTCAGCAACGAGGCCGCGCCGTTGATCATGTCCATAAACTTGGGAACGACCGTGCTTTTCAGCAGCGGCGCTGTAGGCGCCACGTACATGATCGGCGTGGGGTCCTCGTCGAGCCGGTGGCCACAGATGTTTTCCATCGTGACCGACTTGCCCATCTGCGTTCCCATCACAAAGGTGACGCGGCTAAAGCAGGGCTGCGCGAAGGCCCAGGCCACCGGGCGCATGTACGGGTTCGTGTCAGGATTGAACGGGCCAGGGATCGGCGCCGATGGCGGCATCACCCGGTTGTCACGCGCCCACTCGTCCGCCGTCCTCGGCGGCGGGGCTTTCACCATCGTCGCCGCCGTCGATACGGAGCTGGCCAACTTGAGCAACGAGCTCAAGTGACCTTTGTTCAAGTCGGTCGGAAGTAGCGGCTCGAATGCGCCGCATTTCTTCAAATAGTCGAGCTCGGATTTTGGCAGGCTCATCGATCACCGCTAAGTCACTGGCCAACCGGCTCGCCACCGAATCGAGCTGCGTGGCGAACACCGCCGCTATGGTGGTGTGGAAGAACACCACGGCATTGACCGGCACAAGGCGGCCCCGGGCGTAGTCGATTTCGATCTGCAACTTTTCCCGGCGGGCACGCTTGAGCATCCGATCCTCAGACGAGGCCGAACCGGCGCCGCCGTCTTCGTCATCCTCATCGCCGATTTCCTTGCGGAGCGCCTGGGCGATCAGCCACTCAATCGCCGCCTGGCTGTCGATCTGTAGCGCGACGCCCTTCCCTCCGCCGCCGGCCACAGGCAGGCCGTCGTCGATCAGGTTGGTGATCCAGCGCTCAGACTTTCCGATCAGATCGGCCAGCTCTTTTTTGCTGATGATCTTGCCCATGGGAGAAAGGACCAAAACGGAAAAACGCAAAAGCGCAAAGACGTTTTTAGTCCTTTGCGGTTTTGCGTTTTTGCGCTTATGCGTAAATAGGTTGAAGCCCCGCAGCGCCTGGCCTCACGGTCAAGTGGGTCGCAGCTAGCCGGGGGCCTCAAGTAAGGAAGTAAGGACCTGAAAAAAAACACCAGACTCGCGCGAGGGCCGCGAGTTTACGACCCGTGAAGGGCAGGGGGGCGGGGGGAGGACCCAAAAGCACCAAGGCGCACCATCGCGGTGCGCTCCTACTCAGCCTCCGGCAGCAGCACGCTCAGCGGCAGCGATGCAGGGGGGCAGGCCGCAAGGGCACGGCTCGTTGGGGCCGCGCGGCTTGACCGTGCTCACCACGCCACGGCTCAGCACGGCGCGGATCTGCTCGAGCGCATGGGTAGCGCTGCCGGTACTCACCTCGTGCAACGCCTGCTTGAGCCGGTAGCCCTCGAGCTCCCACAACTTATCCCGGGCCAGGTCGCGCGCCTTAGTCATGGCGATCTCAATGCCGAGCGCCGGGTTGAAGTTCTCCGGACTGGCGCACGCACTCTCGCCGATGCAAAGCACGAACCCACTTGGCGCAATGGCATAAGCCACGGTAGTCGTCGTGCCGGGCACAACATGCGTCGAATAGGTAACGCCGGCCATCAGCTGATCGATCATGGCCGGAGTGAGACGGGGCGCGGTAAGGCCAGCACCAACGATAATTGCTTCGACGCGCCGCTCTTGATCAATCACTGTGCAACTCCATTTCGGCGCCTGGCCGCGTTGAATTCCCTTGCACGCTGATCAGCGTCTCGCTGTGCAGCGCGTCGGGTTTTGAAAAATACGGCGCCGCCGTCAATCAGGCCGGCACGCGCGCAAGACGGCCTTACTCGATACGGAAAGATCTCGCCAGGAGCAGGCATACGATCACGCTCCGAGCCGATCAAATGAACCTCTACCCGGCCAACGCCGGCGCGAGACGCCCAATCGAAACAAGAAACGAAAACCGTCAACCCTGCCCGCAGCTCACTTGCCCGGTACGTTTTGCGAGCCATTCACACCTCCACTCGTTACGCCGTGAGAATCAAGCGCCCATTTTTGCAACTTGCTCAGCTGCTCAGCGTTAGCTTTGCAGTCGGTGTAGTTGTCGGCAACGGTTTCGGCGACGGTAGAGAGCGCAATTCCCGAGCTGGCGTCATCAGTGACGCGGGGGCCTCCGGAAACGGGCACGTTTGCGGCACTTGCGTCGTGCAACCGGACAAAGCCATTAGGAACCACACAGGATGCGTCAGCAGCCTTAGAAACATAAATCGGCACCTCTTTCGTAATGGTCGCCCCGGCCTTGTAAACCGTGACAATGCGATCGACGTACTCGGTAACCACGGACTCTTTCACCGTGCCGAGAGCCATGCCCTGCTCGAAGGCCTTGCGCACCTGCTTGACCTCGAGGTCCTTGGCCGCCCGCGTTTCGTACCACGAACCGAACAGGGCGCCCGTGCAGAAGATCAGCGCCGCGCAGATAAGCCCGAGCAACCAAATATTGAATACTTTCATTGGCCCACCAGAAAGAGAGAGCGCTGCACTTCGCGCCGCTTGGGGATGCCCTGGCAGTTGTTCGCCGGGATTCGACAGTCAAGGCCCGCTACAAACGTCCAGCGGCGAAACTGCTCGGCAGCGGAAAGCCACTGCCCGGCGATCGCCATCCTGTACATCGTCGACTTGATAAAAGCCGTTGCCCCGACGTTGTAGACAAAATCGGCCATCGCGATCTTTTGCCAGATCGTCGCCCCTGGAACCGCGCGCATTACAAAATCGACCGCGCCGCCCATATCGCCCTGCAAGTACGCGGCGCACTCGTCAGGGGTGGCCACGTCACCACGGCGCACACCTTTCGTATGGCCAGTGCAGATCGTCCAGACGCCGCCCGTGTCGGGATAGGCCTCGTAGACCGTCCCTTCCATTTCAGGCGTGAGGATCATCAAGCCCGCGATGATTGCCGCGCGCTCAACCGGAGCGGGCAGGCCCGTCTCGTTGACGGTGAATCCCGCAGCGGCCAGCGACAACGTGACAGCAGCAATGATCCGCTGAATAAGCGTCATTTACCGCCACCCGCTGCGCCTCGAGCGGCGCGCTTATCACGCAGCATTCGCCACACCGGCAAGATCCATTTCCCCACAACGAAATGCAGGATCAGGATCACCGAGTAAATGCCGGCGAGGATATAAGCCAGATCGAACGGGGTCAGGCCGCCGACGGTGAACGCAGCAGCGAGCGGGGCCAGCTTGACGGCCTCCGCTCCGGCAGAGACGTTCGCCACTGCTACTGTCGAAACGACATCTTTGCCCACCATTGAGGGCCTCCAGAAACGAAAAAGCCCCGCACAGGGGCGGGGCTCAAATTGAAGACGCAGAAACGAAAAAACCCGCGATTGGCGGGTTTTTTGGTTCGGTCTTGTGTCAGAGTGATTAATCTAGCTTTTTATCCTTACTTTTGCAAGCTTTATCACAATACTTATTCACTTAAAATTCTGTAGAGCATCCAGGCAAGCGGCCAAAGTCGACGCTGCGATCGTATGAGATCCGATGGGCGTGTCTGGATACCATTGCAGCATCCAAACGCTATTCGCCTCGATAGCCCTGACCTTCTCCTCGTCGCTCACCCACTGTACGCGATCATAGTCGCCATACTCGACGGCCTTCTCAGCCGTCAGGTAGGAATCGCTGTGCTCATTGAACGATATGGTCAAATTAGAGAATTCGCCGCGCAACAAGCCCTTTAAAAAATTTTCCAACTCAGGAACATTCATACGTTTCTCCGTCTTTGCGTAAAAGCGTAAAAGCGTTTTTGCGCAAATGCGTTTATCGAGTTGAGCGCATCCAGCCGGCGACAGCACCCTCGAGAGTCGAGAACCCCGGCTCCTGCTCATTGCAGCCGCCACAGTACCAGCCCCACAGCACCTCCCGCTGAAAGAACCGAGGAGGGGCAGATTTCTTGCAGCCGTGGTCCGGGAGCGTCTCGTCGTTTACAAGGCGCCACGTCGACCGCGCGTAACCAACTGACAGGCTCGCAGCGCCTCGAGCGCGACAGCCCGAACACGCAACCAACGTTCGGTCGGTAGCGGTATCGTGGCGCTCAACAGGCTCCGAGCCGCAATGACGGCAAAGCGTAACAGGCGTGACCATTTCAGAGCCCCCGGTCGACTAAAACGAATTCGTACCCGTCCAAGCGTTTCAGCAGATCCGCCAGGGCCTCACCATCGAGCAGCCAGAGCTCGTCCTCGCAAAGCTGCCAGCGCTTTGCCCAGTGCTGATCCCAGTTCGATTCAGACACGCCCAGGAGCTCGCGCAAGCGCCAGGCGGGGTGGACGGTGCGCTCGCTATTGGCCAGCGATCGGAAGTTCTGCACGGCGAGGTGGGCGAGGGCCTGCACAAGCTTTCGCGTCTTTGCCTGGATTTTTCCGAGCTTCGGCTCGAGGCGAGCCCACAGCGCAACAACGAGCCCGGCCTCGTCGGCCCATTCCTTTGAGTCGCCATAGCCGTAGCGCAGCCACTGGCCGTATTCCGTGGCCATGCTGCCGACCACCTTGACGACGTGGGCATCCTGAAAAGCAAACGGGCCGAGGGGAATGGCGCCTTTCTTCTTTGGCCGCGTTTCGCTTGCGATCATGCGGGTGGTTCCTCGAGCCAGGCCGGCCACGTAGTCAGCAGGCAAGCGGCCATCAGGGCCGCCCTCAGTCGGGCAAACGACCAGTTCCTCGAGCAAGCGGCGGGGGAACGCGTCGCGGGTTGTTTCGGTGGTATAGGGGGCGACATAGCTGCCGTCGTCCTCCCTGTAGAACTGAGGCCCGAGGAATGAGCCAACCACCAACTGGCGGGCCATACCTCTTTCGTGCGCTTCAAACTTGCGGCGTGGCTTGCGGTTGCGTACCTGGGGCGTTTTTTTCGCCTGAGGCTGATCATCGACCTCAACAAACAAAAAATCAGGCGTGGCGGGGCGCTGGGGCGAGCCGTGGGGCTTATGCCCCAGGCTCAATACTTGACGGGCTTCCATGACGCGCGGCTCCCGTGGAATTCAAAAAGGGTTTGGCAGGGAACGCAGCGGCAAGCCTCAGGCGCTGCCTCGAGGCGACTTGCCGCAATAGGATCGCCGCAGGCAATGCAATCAGCCGAACCGGCGGCGATGGCCATCGACGCGGCCACACGGTTGGCCATGAACAAATCCGCAGCGTCGAGCTGTAGATCGACCATGAAGTCACATGCGTCGGGCATGTTCGGCCTCCCGCTTCGCGCCTTCGCTTTGCAGCCAGTCAGCGACAGACACGGGGTCTAGGCGCCCGAACTCAAAATCAGCCTCGTCCTGCGTCGCGTGTCCGTATTGCCGTTCGACGCTATGACCAAAAACGCGGGCCTCAAGGCGAACGACGCCAGCGGGGCCACCGGCTGGCGCCTCGTTGATGGCCAGCACGCGAATATGGGGCGAGAGCACGAAAAGTTTCATCCAATCAACCATGCCACACCTCCGGCAACGGCTTGTGACTGGTCAAAACATCGAAGGCGTGAGGATCACGGCTTTGCAGTTCGCGCAGCCTCGAGATCATGTTGGCCACGACCTCGATCTCCTCACAGCCGGTGGCCGCAACCAGGGCGGCGAGATCCTCGTCGGTTTTTCGGTAGATCTCACCGGAGAAAACGCGCATCCCGAGCGCTTTCTCGCGCTCTTGCTTGCGCTTGGTGGCCTCTGCCTGGCGCTTCGCGTCCTGCTGGCGGATTTTGTCAGTACGAACCGGACGAACGCGTTTTTTTGATTCTGGCACCGAGATTGAATCAGTCACGGCCAGCACCCCCAGCAAACGCCGCCAGCGGCGAAAGCGCCAGGGCTGGCAGATCAACTCCGGTGCCCGCTGAAACCGCTTGCAGCTCCGCCAAAATCGCCTGGATTGCCTCGACGCCCTTGGTCAACATTTCCTTGGCGGCGACCTGGCAGTCCTCTCGATCGTATTGGCCATCGCCAGAAGGATCAGCCGCAGAGGTGAAGAACTCGCCAACCTCGACCATCACGTCGCCAATGCGCGCCCGGGCAGACCGCACGCCATCAACGGTACGGATCTCGGGAAGCTTCACATTCATGCAACCGGCTAGCGCCTGGCACTCGGTTAGGATCTTGGTGCGATATGGCTCTGCTACCTTGTTAATCCAGACCCACTTCCATTCAAGCGGAAACGGCTTGGTACCGTGAAAAATGCGGGAGATCTGCTGACCCCAGGCCTTACGATCACGCAGGTACTCTGCGCCGTCGTCGGGCACGCCAAGCGGCTCGATCAGACCAGCGGCAGCCAACGCGGGGGCTAGTGCATCGTGGGCGAACGCCTCAACTGACCACGGAGAATTTTTAAACCATTCCGCAGTCTGGTAGAGCAAGACTTCCTTTTCCGTGCGATTCGCCATAGCAAAAAACCCTCTCGGTATGGGGCAAATGTGGATTGACCCACATTCTCTATATACAGAGTGAAATACGCAAGAAAATCTCTGCTTACGGAATGGATGCGTTCAGCATTCAGAGAGGACAATAGGCGCCAGGAGGAACAAGCCGCTATGAAGAAACAGATAACGATTGGCCCCGCTGTATTGCGGCGTCGCCGAGAACTCGGATGGTCCATGCAACGGCTCTGCGATGAGACGGGCGGACAGATCTACACCGGGTACGTGAGCGATATTGAAAAGGAAAATTCAAACCCTTCGGTGGACAAGGCTTATGCGATCGCAGCAGCTTTTGGCACAACGATCGACAAGCTGATCGAGGAAAGCGCGTCGCCAAATTCGCCTTTGGCACCGTCTGAGCACTCAAAAAGAGCTCCGGTTGTGCCATGGGAAATGGCAGCCGAATGGGCTCAAAGCCCTGATATATCTAGGCTTCCAAGCGGTACGCCGTGGGAAATACCACTCGACAGCCAGACGCCTCGAGGCTTTTTCCTGCGCGTCCGTGATGAATCAATGCATGCCCCCGCAGGCCCGGCCTTTCCAACCGGCGCGCTGATTTTCATCGACCCAAGCCAAGAGCCTCAAGTCAATGATTTCGTGATCGGATACACCGCCGAGTCAACCGCGCCCACATTCAAAAAGCTTGTTCAGGATGGCTCACAAAGCTATTTGCGTGCATTGAACCCACAGTTTCCCGTTCAGCAGATTGATGGCAATTTTCGAGCGATTGGGGTAGTCATAGGCATGGTAATGAGGACCTCTAGGGGCATCATTCGATAAACAGAGAAAAGTTTTCCACTGAATACAGAGAATATGGATAAACTGGCGGCAACCCGCTAGTTTTTTTTACTTTTTCAAGACGCACAAAAAGCAAAAAGGCCGGGGTTTCCGGCCCCAGCCTTTCTGCTTGAATTTCCCCACAAAGGGGCCTTACTGATCCAACCTTGTAATATCGAGTTGTCTGTTTTAGCGGGCAGGCATCTTGAAAAGGCGGACGTGTTGACACACGCCATCAGTTTAGGCTTGGCGTTCGGGGTGTCAAGCATAAGCGTTTTTGCGTCTTTGCGTTTTTGCGCAAGGGACGAAATGACCGATTTAGACAAAACCACAGGCTTGCAATCCTTCTATGAGGATCGCTTTCACTCGAACCCCGATTCGCTGCTCGACTACTGCTTTAACGAGATCGCCGACACGGCGAGTCAAGTCGGCGTCGACTGGGCATCTATCTGCAATGACGTCACCTACTCGGTAGGCAAGGGCACCAAATACCGCCGAAAAATCGGCGCGACCGACAAAAAGCAGAATGGCAAGCTGATGGTGTGGGGCCAGCTCTATAAGCTGGACAACGGCAAAGATCTGCCGCAACTCACCTTCAACAACAACAACGCCTCCATAGGCTCGAGCGTCTGGTCTGGCTTCTCGGCCCTGCTGGAAATGTACGAGCGCGATCGCGGCCTCGTTTCCGACAGCAAGCACGAAGAATGGAAAAAGGCCCAGGCGGCCAAGAGCGAGGAGCGTGCCCGTAAACGCGCCGAGGCCGACAGGCTTGAGGCGCTGATCCTTGCTCGCGCCGAGGCCGAGCGCGATGCCTATGAACAAGTGTGGTTCAGGGGCGGCGCCGTTGAATTCAAGTACCTGCGCGACAAGCGCACCCAGGTCGAAGACACCGACACGGTAGAGCTGCTCGGCGCCGAGGACGGCAGCGCCCCTTATCTACAGCGAAAGCAGATCAGCGATATCGCTCAATTCGTGCAATTGAAGCGTATGCGTGATCGTCACGGCATTTTTACTGCCGTGCCAATGTTCAACATCGACGGCGACTTCGGCGGCCTGCAACGGATCTACGACCGCAGCAAGTACCAGGGCACAGGCGTAAAGATGGATGGCCTGCACTGCATTATTGGTGACATCGAAGGCGCCAAGCGTGTGTATGCCGTGGAGGGCTTCGCCACCGGCGCGAGCGTTTTCCTCGCGGAGCATTCAGCATCAAATTCAGTTGCCGTGATTATCACGTTCAGCGTTGGCAACCTGCGCAAAGTGATCCAGCTCTACAAACGTCGCCATGAAAAGCTGCGCATTATCAACGCTGCCGATGATGACCAATGGTCCCGATCTGGCAACGCCGGGCGCCTGGCTGCCCTGGATATTCACCGAGATTTTGAGCATTGGGCCGTGCTGCCATCCTTCGAGGATCTCGGCGAGGAGGAGCTCAACAAGTTCCGCGTGGCCTACGAAGGCCCTACCGACTGGAATGACTACCACTGCCTTTTCGGCCTAAAGGCCATGGCAAAGGCACTTCGAGCGCGTGACTCTTACAAGTCGGCAAAGGACTATTTCGAGTACCGCCTGCAACGAATCTCTATCAGCGGACTATCAGCCGAGAAAGCGGCGCTTGATGCAATCGGCGCCGGCATGCTGCTCGTCCCGATCAAATTCAGCACGCGCCAGGTGATCGACCGCGTGATCGATGAACTCCCGACCGGATTCAACTTCTCCACATTCAAAATCAGACGCCGCGCGGTATGGCTGGCCAAGCTGAAACTGAGCGAGGTGCAGGAGCTGCGCGGTTTCTCCGCTGCCGCCCTGACAAAGCCAAACGTTCGTTACCTGAAAATGCCGGGCGTCGTGGCCAGCCACGGCGGCACTGTGCTGCCTGACCACATTGCGGATCTGGTGGAGTCACTCGAGGGTTTTGTCATCGTTCGCGCCCCTATGGGCTCCCGAAAAACCGAGGGGTTGATCGCGCCGGTGATGCAGAACTCGCCACGGGCCGCCTACATCGCCCACCGGATCAGCCTGCTCGATGACGCTGCAAGCCGCTTGAATATTCAGCATTACCAGCAAGTTACATCAGTTGAAATGCTCGACGTAACACACATGGCATGCTGCGTTAACTCACTGACCAAGGACAGGTTTTATAACCGCGATGATCGCAGTTGGTTCACTACCATCGACACACTGTGCATCGACGAGGCGAGCCAGGTTATCCGCCACACCACTACAGGCCCGGTGGATTCACCCGTTCGTGTAATGGACGCGCTACTCGAGGCCATGGCCAGCGCCAAACGGGTTTTGCTTTGTGACGCCGACGCCAACGATTCCGTGATCCGCTTGTGCGAGGAGGCAGCACCAGGCCGCCCGATCACAATTATCGATGTCACCGGCTCTATGAGCCACATCACAGTAACCCACTCCGACACTGACACGGTATGGCAGAAAGCGCTCGACCTGATCCTCGCCGGCAACCGCGTATTGGTGGCCAACGATTCGGCTGAAAGCGCCAAGAAGCTCGCGGCACTTGTCCTCGAAAAGCGGCCAGAAACAAAGCTCTTATTGATTCATCGCGACTCAAAATCAGACCCCGCAGTCGACGCATTTCTCGCCGATCCGTGCGGCGAGGCCGTTCACTATGACGCTCTGATCTACTCGCCGGCGATCTCCTCGGGCGTGTCGATGACTATCCCGCATTTCCAACACCACATTGGTATTTTTAGCGGCAATACCATCGGCCCGAGCGATGCTGTTCAGATGCTCCGCCGCGATCGCACAGCCCGTAACTACCTGATCGGTATCGGCCACACAAACACCCAGCGCGAAACAGACCGCGAGGCGATTTATCGCGGCTGGCTGGCTGCTGACGCCATCAGCTGCGAATTTGAAGAAACGACCACAGAGATATTGCTGCGCCGGCAAAAAACCGCTTTCGACGAGCTTTTCCTCGCCAGCACCTCGAGCGAAAATCGCGCCAAGAACAATTTCGCCAACAACCTGCTAATGATGCTGCACGCAGACGGTTACAAGGTCGTGCGCATGGCCACCGACGAGCTACTCGCACGGGCCTCCCGCAAAAATCGCAAGCTCGGCGGCCAGCTGGTGTTCGGGCGCCGCATGGAACTGATCGAAAGCGTACAGACCCCAACTGATGAGCAATTTTCCAAACTTGACCGCATGGAAGTGCGCAGCGAGGAGGAAGCGGCGCAGATGGATCGCTATCAGATCGAGCACCAGCTCGGAGTTTCTGAGATCACGCCTGACGACGTGGCATTTTACGATGATCGAGGTATTTCAAAGGTTATCGCCCTGGAACTATTGCAATCGACAGAGGCGCAAGCCAGGGCCTACGACAAGGCCCAACGCAAGGCACGGGTGGTTCTGTCTAAAACCCGCTTCAAAACGGCCACAAGGGCGTTCTTGCTCGAAACCTTCACCACGCTAGGGCTCGATCCCGTAACGGGCGCTGGCGAGTTCTCAGCCGACGCCTGCCGCGAAATTTTGGACCGCATCCACACCTCACAGGAGTCGGTGGAGCTCTACAACTCGCTCAAGCTGGGGAAACTGGCCAAATTTGGAGGGAAACGCGGCTGTGCGACCACGCTCGTTAAGTCGATCTTGGTCAAAATTGGCCTGGGCGTGAAAAACCGCAAGTCCCACGGTCGAGTGCTGTATCAAATCAACCCTGAGCACTGGTCGTTTATGTCGCAGTACGTGACAAACCGCGCGGCCATCGGCGTTCACTCACTGACTACCCACGAGCACAGCAGCACCGCGCACCAGCCAAAACCTGGCCTCGAGGCCGCCCCAACGGTCGAGGGGGAGACTTTGCAGAGTGAGGGTATAGCGTCAGATGAAAAGTATCCCCTTGATGTCCGCAATCGTATTTACGCTGCCGCTCGTCGCTCTTTCAATCCTCTCGGTGCATCAATTGCAGCTTTGGTAGAAGCTCTCGCGCCCGAGGTGGCAATTGGCCTCTCTCGGGACGGGGCGGACGAGAAGCAAATCGGCTTCATGCTCGCTTACGCGCAACGACTACACCAAGGAGCGCACTAGGATTACACTGTATAGAAATACAGTGGTTACAGTGCCAGCACGGAAATAGGGAGGGCTACCAAATGCACTACATGGAACACATCGAGCAAGCAGCGCGCCGACTTCATCGGATTGAAGCGGCATTAGGGTTGATGGCAAAGGCGGGGCCAAACGCTGACTTGGCCAGCGTTATGGAAGTAAACGATTTGATGCGGCAGGAAGTAGGGAAAGCGCTCGAGGCGCTGGACCTAGCGGGGCAGGTAGGGGAGGCGGTGCCGGTGGCGTATGCCTCGGCACCAAAAGCGTCAGAGAATGTGCATCACATCAGACCTTCGCAATCATAGAGAAAGCGGCCTTACTGGCGGCAATGCGGTCGCTATCCTCGGCCCGAGCAACCTCGACACCGTTGATACTGAGCACTGCAACCCACTGACCATCATCGGCTTTATGTGCAACCAAGTGCGGCTTAGCCTTCACCACCTCAGCCGGCACTTCGGCGGCAATGGCACTTAGCGGGCGGCTAGGGCTGGCCAGGGCCTCCGATGCAACTTCGAGGTACTCTTTGATTATCGGGCGGTAGCTGCCGACGTTCGTTGCGATCGCTCGTTGAATGATCCGCGCCGCAGGCTCTGTCTTGATAGTCGCTTTCACCCAGGAATGAATTTTTTCCATTGCTTCGCGCCCCTGGATGCTGGGGTGCGAATCAAGGGCCTCGAGCGCCTCGAGGCGACTGGCGAAACGGCTTGCTCCCTCGGCCTCGGCTGGCGGCGCGGTATAGTCGATTTTGAACTGCTTGTAGCTCTCCTGCGTGTCCATGTCTTCATGGCCAAGCTCCTCGCGCCAGAAAACCTCCTCGTTCACCTTGCGCCAGCGCGGGTCCCGCTTGAAATGGGATTCAAAGACAACCCTCGCCCAAATGGCGCGGGAGTCCTTAAAAACCCTCTCGTCATCCTTAAAAATGCGCTTGGTCAAGGTGTTGAGAGTCTTCGCGGTGCGCCGGTTTATTTCGGTGTTGTCCTTGTCCTGTAGGTCTATTACCTCCGGCATCGCGCGCAAACGCTTGATGGCATCGAGCACGGTATCGGCATCGAGCAAGGTGTAGATCCGATAGCTCGAGCTGTAGTCGACGCCGGCGCGCTGCTTGGCCTGGCCGCTAAATTCGAGCTCAAAGTCGCCGACCTTCTTGAACCGGCCTTGCTTGAGCACTTCGACCGCACGGCGCCCGGTGGCCATGGCGATCCCGAGAGCAAGGTAGGAGTAAAACGGCGCGGCAGAACCGTCGCTGCGCAACTGCTGCGCGGCCAGGAGCTCGCTGGCAGTCTTTACAAGCCAGTGGTAGTTGATCTCGATCGTGTTGGTAGCCTTGTGCTCGAGCACGTCTGCCGCATTTTCGGCGAGCTGATCACGGGTAACGGGCGGTAACGCAAGGTGGCGCATGATTTCGTGATCGAGCTTCATGTCACGCACGGCCATATAGGCCTCGTTATCACCATCGCGGCGGATCTCGTTTTTGAGGTCGCGGTGGGCGATCCGAAGGGGCGTAATGTCCTCGATCTGAGCCATGGCCAAGAGCTGATCGGCGTATTTAGGGTGACGCTTGGCCAGGCGCCGGCAGGCCTCCTCGATCGAGTGATGGCGCCAGTTTTTGGCGGTGATAGCCTTGCGGATGTCCGTCAGGTAGCGGCGATAGGTCGTCGCCTTGAGCTTGTCCTCCTCCTTTTTGCGCCCGTCCTCATACAGTTTTGTTCTGACCTTATGGGCCAGCCTGCCGAGGCGTTTGGTTTTTTCAGCGCGGCTCAGATCCTCGTTGTTATCGATCTGCTCTACGTCTCTTAGTAGATCCGTGATTATCACGCCTAGCTCTATTTTCTGCCGAGTAGCCCCGCCGACGTTGCCGAAGGTGGCGCGCTCTTGCTCCCGCATGTGCGCCGTCAGATCAGCCTTGACCTTCTGCGCGGCTACCGAATCAGGGCCAGGTTTTACCGCCTTCTTTGTGCCTTGCGATTTCATCTTGCGCGCCTCCTTTGGCATACACATTTAACCATAGACCAGATTATATACCTGTCAACACATACACATCAAGCCCTATCTACATATGAATACACAACAAGCCCTCCCCCAATGTGTATATTAATTAGGGGAGGGCCGAAAGTGCATACACATTCCCCCATTATATACTGTATATAATGGGGGAATGTGTATGCACTTTCGGCCCTCCTTATGGTAGGGCTGAATGTGTATGCGTGGGGAGGGGTGTACAGGTATGAAGGGAGGGGTTTGCGTGTATGGGTTTCGCTCTATACATATTTAGCCCTACCATTATTTATGGGATAGGCAATGGACAGACGCACAACTGTAGGCGGAAGCCAAGAAAGGCCAATGAGAAGGGTAGGCCATAAAGGAACGGTCATACACGAAAGGATCACCGCCTCGAAGCGAGCAGGAAGGCCCAGCAATAACGGGACTAAAGGCAAAGCGAGAAAGGACACCGCCCTCGCGGGCGGCACTGTTTATTTTGTCGGCGTCTGAGATATTTGCGTTTATACGTTTTTGCGCATTTGCGTCTATGCGTTTTTGCGTCTATCATGGCGGCACAACCCGATAAACCCAGGAGCACCACGCAATGGCAAAAATTGTCGCGGTACAGAATGAAAAGGGAGGCGCCGGCAAAACAACCACCGCCACCAACCTTGCAAGCTGCCTAGCCGTAAAACACGGCCTTAAGGTTCTACTGCTCGACCACGACCCACAAAGCTCGTCGTCAAAGTGGGCAGGCCGCAGGGCGCCGGCAGAGGATGGCGAGATCGACATCGGCGCTATCCCTGTCGTATCCATGGGCAAGAACCTTGCGCGGGATCTGCCAGGCGTGGCGAGCCATTACGACATCGTGATAATCGACGGCCTGCCACAGACCGACGTACTCACTGCCGCCGCTGTCAAGGTGGCCGACCTCGTTATCGTTCCCGTGCAGCCTAGCCCATACGACCTATGGGCGTGCGAAGCGACGCTCAACGTAATCAGGGAGCGCCAAGAGCTCAGCGGGGGCCAGCCAAGAGGCGCCCTGCTCGTAAGCCAGGCGATCCCCAACACTCTCCTCGAGCGAGGCATCAGGGAGCAGCTAGACGCGACAGGCTTCTATGTGTTCTCCGCCCAAACCGTTAAGCGGCAAGCCTACGCCCAGGGTGTTGCGCAGGGCTTGAGCGTTATGGATCTGCCAACCACCGACAAGGCCCGCACCGAGTTCGAGGCGATCACAAGCGAAGTATTGGAGCTATTGAAATGACGAAGAAACTCGATAAGAACGCGCTTTTCGCCCCCGCGCCGGCAACGCCGCCGCGCGCTGGCGATCTGCGAGCGATCCAGGCACTTGGCACCTCCAAGACCGAACGCGTGTACTTCAACGGCCACCCTCGCTACGCCCGTGGCCTGCAAGAGCTCAAGAACATGAGCGCGGAAAGCGTCGCGCTGAAAGACTTCATCGTCGAGGCCTTCGACGACCTTTTCGAGAAGTACGAAAGCGGAGAGGGGCGATTCAAGGCTACCGACGTCGAGGAGCTGCGCAGGCGCATAAAGAACCTGCCGCAGTAAAAGAAGTGCCCGGCCACGGCGGCAACCGTGACCGAGCGCAGACATAACCAAAACCCTGTTGAGAGGTGCAATCATGTCCAAGAAGGACTATATCACGCTGCTCGCCTTACCGATAAACGAACTGTCTAACCCGGCGCACCGCGCCCAGCTCGGCGAGTTCGCCG